CTAGAGGAAGCCGCTACTTATGGTATGAGATTAGTTGTTGGAGTAAATTCAGACAATTGGTTAAAACGAAAGAAAGGTAGATACTTTATGCCTTTTGAAGAACGTGCTTCTATTGTTAAAGCATTAAGTTGCGTTGATGAAGTTTTATCATTTGACGATAAAGATGGAAGCGCGATACACTGTCTAGAGCAAGTTAAAACATTATACCCTAACGATACAATTATATTTGTAAATGGTGGTGATAGAACGTCAGACAACATCCCTGAGATGGCAGTTGAAGGAATTGAATTTAAGTTTGGTGTTGGTGGCGAAGATAAAAAGAATTCCTCAAGTTGGATATTAAAAGAATGGTCACAACCTACAGTTAACCGACAATGGGGATCTTATACTGTATTACATACAAACGGTAAATGGCAAGTAAAAGAATTATCTTTTGACCCAGGCAATTCTTTAAGTGACCAAAGACATGAACATAGGTCAGAACATTGGCACGTGGTTGATGGTGCTATACTTATGGAATTAGATTACGGTATGAGAAAGAAAGAATCTCGAGTATACTGGGCAGGGCAAAGCATTGATATTCCAAAAGGTGTTTGGCACAAAGCAACAAACGTAGGAACAGAACCTGCGAAAGTAATTGAAGTATGGCTTGGAGACAAATTGTCAGAAGATGATATTGAACGCCGCGATTAATGTATAAATAAAACTATACAATTATATTAACTGCTAATAGTCAGGAGACGAAGATGGCAATTAAAGTCGGCGGTTCCACCGTCATTAATAACAGCTATGAGTTTGAAAATATCACCGGCACATCCGGAACTTTTGCTGATTTTCATCCAAATGTAGAAACAATAACCGTCAGTCTTAGTTCATCTAATCTTAGTATGACTAAGCCAATTCATAAATACGTCCTATCACAAAACTGTGCTTTTACGATTACGGATAAAGAGTTTGGTAGAGATAAAACTTTTATTCTAGATACATCAGCATCATCTTATACACCATCTTTTGATTCTTCAGTAGAATTTGCTGGAGGAGAACCGACGTGGTCTGGTTATAGACATTGGATTATTACATTTATGTGTTGGAATAGTACTAATGTAAGAGCAACTGCTATAGGTTATAACCAACCAGGAGCATCATCTGGATTACCTGCATCTTTTTCTCAACACGCAGATTTTGAAACTTATGATGTTGGGCTTGGTGACCCTCAAGTTGCCGAAGCATGGATTTCAGTATCATTTGAACATGAACCTAGTAATAACAGAATTGTAGTAGGCTGGTGGAACGGAGATAATGGCTCAGCTTCTGCAACTGACTATACATATATTAATTATACTGGCCTAACAAATATTACTTCATGTCAATTCCAATATAACGTAAGTTCACAATCTTGTTCTGGAGATTGTACCCCTTCAAACTATAGTGGCGGACCATTACCAACATCAGACGGATATAATCCCGGAACATATTATAATGGATATGTAAGATTTTGGTGGGCATCAAGAGCAACAGCCTCTAATGTAACAGGATTTACTTCAGCCAACTTTACATCAGGTTCAGATCCAGATTTCAGAGTAAGAATCATTTGCGACCAAGGAACTTTATATTCAACATGTGATATAACACCAACAACAACCGGCGGTGGTGGTAGTGTTGGATTTGTAGCAAGAACACAATACGGGAGCCTTAGGTAAATAATATGTCAATTAAAGTAGCATCAACTGAAATTATTAGCGATAGCTATATCTTACAAAATTTCAATTCTATGGACGGTAATTATACTGGCCTTTTCGCTAACGCCAACTCAATAACGACTGTTATTGATATGGACACTCCTGTAATGTTAGCTTCATTAAGCGCCGCCACAACATTTACAGCAACGAATGTTGGGGTAGGCAAAACTGCGGTTTTACTTTTAGATGTCGGTGCAAGCGGATACGCGCCAACATTCCCTTCAACCTTTAAATTTGCCGAAGATACAGAACCGTCTTGGACAGGTACAAGGTATTGGCAAATAGGATTAACTGCTTGGGATAGTTCAACCGTAAGAGTAGTTGCGACTGGGTATTCAGGAAGCGGTGCATCAGCACCAACAGTAGATTTAGGAAGCACAATTAATACATATACCAGCGGTAGTGGTTTAGGTGGAGACGCCTCAACCAATTTAGTTATAACAACTGCAGGTTATATACAAACGACAGGTTCAGGTTCAAGCGGATCCACCTCCGGTACTGTAAATAGGCTGTGGATGCTTTCAGGTTCTATAACTGATTACCAAGTAAAATGGGATGGCACAGGTGATACAAGTTATTTAACCTCAAACCCTGGATTAGGAACATGGATAAGTTTGAATGCTAGCACGCCTCAAGTATGGAGAATTTTTGAAGACGATAATGACTCAGTGACTAGGACTGTATCAGGTACATTATCAATCAGAGATACTGCTACATCAACAGTACAAGATACGGTATCAGTCACAATACGAGCGGACTTCTCACCATAAGGAATAAACAATGACAGAGCAAATAAAATTTAAAAAGGATATAATTGATAAAGACATTGTATTATATCAATTTTATGTTCCAAATGCAAATAATATTTTAGAAGAAGTGTGGATAAGATCTACTTATCACGCAAATACTGCGTTAGATACAATTGAATTTAATAACGCAAGAGAAAGAGCAGGATTAACAAATGGCGATTAAAGTTTCAGGCACAACGATGATCACAGACGAGTATAAGGTAACCAATATTGCGGACTTTACTGGTCGCTTTGATACTTTACATAGTACTGTCACAACGACAACAAGTAATATTAACTTTACTACACCTGTTATGCAATGTACTTTGGCTGCAGCCACAACGTTTACAACATCAGGTGGTGCACTTGGTAAATCTTGTATGTTACTTTTAGATACTTCTAGCGCTCCTTATGCACCAACATTTCCTTCGTCTTTTAATTGGGAAAACAATACAACACCAACATGGGGTGATTATCAACATTGGCAAATTACTTTGCTATATGTTGACTCAAATGATATACGAGCAACAGCAGTAGGATTTACTGGTACAACTCCGACAGAATCAGTTTCATTACACGGAACAGGTAATGCTGCTGGAGGTTCTAACGCTGATTCTACAACAACATCTATGCCTCCGACTGCAGATTGTATTTTTGGTATGAGGTTTAGGGCTGATGGAAATATTGAAAAATATACGAATGGTGTTGCTCAAGGACAAACAGGATATTGGACATATAGTACATCTAAGTGGAATAATATTACTCCATCTACAACATACTACATTCGAGCATCAAACGATAATGGAAATCTGACTTTCCCAACAACTCTCAGTACAACAGGATCTGATAGTGCTTCATTAAATACGTGGGTTGCATTAACAGGATCTCCGCAGTTTAGATATAGAGTTGCTGGACCACGAAGTGGTGTTGGTACATTAGAAGGATTGATGAAAATAGAAATTTCTTCAACTTCAAATGGTTCAAATATTATAGCAACAGGTTATTATTATTGGGAAGTCAACGGAACAGCATAAGAGGAAAGATATGAGTTTATCACATACATTTAATACAATCGCAGGTGGTAAGAATACGGCAGGTACAGGTGGTGTAGGCGGAAACGAATACCCAACCTCAGGAGAAAACATTTACGATAAAGAATCTCCAAATGATACTGTTGAAATTAATATGTTTGCTTTAGGTACTGACGGAGATGCTGCATCCGCAGATGCAGATTGTTTCTTTGACTTTTATTATGACACAATCCTTGGTGGCTTTGTAGCTAAAACTACAGATAACAGTTCAGGCGCAAGTGGAAGCGGAGCACTTTATGAAGACGAGGATGTTGAGTATTACCCAGTTGCTGGAGGCACTGGTACTTTTAATGGTAGCTCACGTATTCATTATTCTAATGATTCCGCAGTTAGTGGACAGACTTATCCTGGCCCAATAGATTCTATTAAACTTGTTCATTCTAAAACAACTGTTCAAGATTTAAATACTACAACCGAAACCTTTAATATGAGCAGATTTCATTTCCAAGGTACAGGAGCTCCTTCAACAATCGGATCCTATACAAACGATAGTTGGTTTTCTGTTCATAATGTTGGCGGGCAATCTGGACTAGACGTACCAACTGACGGTATTGGTATAAGAGTTAGAATGGCAAATGAAACATCAACTTCAGGAAACGAATCGGCAAGATTACAAACAGACCATACAATTGAATGTTGGGTAAAACTTTCTGGTAAAGATGATACAAAAGTATTTGAATATAAGCTTAGTCTTGTATCAAGGTCGGATTCAACTTTCTAAGGTAATATAAATAGTATAAAGAGTAAAGAATATGGCACAACCAACAACAAGACAAGAATTCAAAGATTGGGTACTTCGTAAACTCGGAGCACCTGTCATTGATATTAATGTGTCAGACGAACAAGTTGATGATCGTATTGACGAAGCAGTAGATTATTGGAGAGATTATCACTATAACGGAAGTCAGCTTGTTTACTTAAAACACCAGATTACTCAAGAAAACAAAGATAATGGATATATTGATTTGCCAACAGGCCTTCTTGGTATTTCAGGTATCTTCAATATGCAGTCAAGTATTTCAACTGGCTCAGGTATCTTTAATGTTCAATATCAATTTGTTTTAAACAATCTTGAAGACATCACTGGATATAATATCACAAACTATTATATGTCCATGTCTCATCTAGAGTTCTTACAAGAAATGCTCGTAGGTAAACCTATGGTTCGTTACAACAAACATGTAAATAGGTTATACCTTGATACAGACCCAGGATTACTTGTAGTAGGTGAATACCTTATCATTGAAGCATACGATGTAATTGACCCGTCTACTTATGCGGATGTGTGGTCAGATCGTTGGTTACAAAATTATGCATCATGTTTAGTTAAAGAACAATGGGGTTCAAACCTAACCAAGTTTACAGGTATGCAACTTGTAGGCGGCGTTACATTCAATGGAGAACAAATACTTTCCGATGCGAAGGAAGAGAGGAGATTAATGGAAGAAGAAGCAGTGCAAAGTTTACAACCTCTCAGTTATAACTATATCGGATAAGTAATGGCAACCAACACATTCTTCAACAATTATGCTCGAGTTTCAGAGCAATCACTGATTGATGATTTAGTAATTGAATCTATCAAGCAGTATGGTGTTGATGTCATTTATATTAGTAGAGCAATTAAAGGCAGAGATGCAATCTTTAACGAAGATGATTTTCCTGTCTATAACGAAACTTTTGAATTTGAAACCTATGTTAAAAATATGGAAGGTTTTGAAGGAGAAGGAGACTTCCTATCTAAGTTCGGATTACAAATAAGAGATACGTTAACACTTACAGTTGCTAACAGAACTTTTGAAAGACATGTAACTCGAGAGGTAGTGGAGCTGGCCCGCCCAAGGGAAGGTGATTTAATTTACTTCCCATTAAACGAAAAGATGTTTGAAATTAAGTATGTTGAACATGAAAGTATATTCTATCAAATGGGACAAACACAAGTATTTGATATGCAATGTGAATTGATTGAATACGCAAACCAAAGGTTTGACACAGGAAGATCTGAGATTGATAATTACTTTAAAGATTACAACACAGACATATATGTTTCTAATACAGCAACACTAAATGCACTTGCACAAGTTGATGATAACGCAGGCAACCTCACGTTTGAAATGGAAGCTGATGGTATTATTGATTTCTCAGAGGTGGATCCATTTAGTGAAAACATACAAATAAGTGACTCATAATGGCAATAGCAAATTACTTTTACAATTCGACGATTCGTAAATATGTTGCCTTATTTGGTACATACTTTAATCAGTTGGAAGTTCGTAGAACAAGTACTGATGGGACTCTCAATCAGAGACAGATTGTACCTATTTCTTATGGTCCATATCAAAAGATTTTAGCAAGGCTTGACCAAGATCCTAGAATAGAAGGCGGTGCAAGTTTTGATGCCAATCGTAATGTAGCGGCAGGACAACCTTATGCTATGACATTACCTCGTATGGCATTTGAGTTAACAAGCTTTACTTATGACACTGAAAGAAAAGTTGCTCCGACAAGAAAAATAAGAAAGACAGTTGTTGATGAAAACAACGGCGGTCGTAGATTTGTATATGCAGGCACTCCATATAATATGGGATTCAGTTTATACATTATGGCAAAGTATAACGAAGATGCCGTTAAATTATTAGAACAAATTTTACCATTCTTCAATCCAGAATTTACGAGTACAGTAAGATTGATTGAAGGATTAGAACCGATTGATGTACCACTTATTTTAAGTGATGTTCAATCAGAGGACATTTACGAAGAAGCCTTTACACAAAGACGTAGTATTTTATATACACT